AGGAGACTTCGATGACAACACCAGCAGTAGACTACCTCTTTATCGATGCCCCTCCGGGCACGGCGAAGATGGTGTCAGGCGGCACGACCACTTATTTTCCTGGTCGCGCTACTTTAAAGTACGCCAAGGCTCGTCAGCGGCCCGCATCAACCACATCTGTGTGGGAGACGCGGCCCGATGGCTTGCGATGGCGAAAACCAACTGCATGGAGTCACAACTCTTTCTCCCTTGTCGCTAGGGGTGGAGTTGTCTCTGCTACTAATACAAAGGCTCCAGGAAATACCCAGTGGACAGCGCCAGACGAGACCGCTACCGTTGCGAAACGGGCGTTCGTGAATGGCGTTATTGCATTGGGTAAACTCAGGATCACTCCTGAACTGAATAGCCTCGTATCGCAAGCAGAGACGAAGGCACTCGACGATCTACGTGAAGGTGACGTCCAGCTCGGCGAAACATTTGCCCAGTGGCGTCAAACCACGCGTCTCGTCACCCGACATGCGGATACAATCCGTGGTCAGTGGGTCGCTTTCGAACGAAAGTACCCAAAGGCCGCGAAGAATATCCGGAAAAACTGTCGGGGGTGCAGCGCCAGCCAGTTATGGCTGGAGCTTGTCTACGGTTGGGTTCCTCTCCTACAAGACATCTATGGGAGCGTCGCGATCCTGTCCAACTTGGCCGATAAATCTGGCCTCGTCGTTCGGTGTCGCGGCTCTGCCCGAGATGTTACGTCGGAGAAATGCCCTGGAGGCCGTCACCTCAGCAGCCCGAGCGGCCCTGGCTTTCACGTGCTCGTTGACGATTTCGAAATCGCCACGAGTCACCGAGTCGGGGTCCAACTCTGGTACCAGCTGAAGATCCAGCGTATTGCGACCTTTTCAGCACTGGGTCTCATCAACCCTGCAGAACTGTCGTGGAACCTCGTCCCCTATAGCTTTCTTGTTGATTGGTTCCTTCCAATCGGGCCCTGGCTCGGTTCGTTCACTGCTGATGCAGGGTTCGAATTCGTGTCGGGCACAAAGAGCTACAAGAGGACGATTGAGGAGACTAAGGTAGTTCCGCTGACGTTAACTCCAACACAGAACACTCTCGTGAATGTGATGGATCCGCCAGCGTCCTTTACGCTGAACGCCGAATACTTCCGGCGATCAGTGTACCTGTCTCGACCAGTTCCGGGTCTCTACTTTAAGAACCCACTCTCGCCTATGCACGTTCTCAACGCTCTCGCGTTGTTGCGGCAGGCTTTTCGTTAGTAGGAATGTCAAAATGGCATCTCAAACCGCGCTTACACTGGCAACCCGGGTGTACAACCCGGCTGGCACGCAAGGTGGTGTTTCTACCTGGCGTCATCCGGAAGACGTCGTGTTCAATGGAACATCGATGGTCACGGAAGCAGTGAGGGGGCCGTCTCGCGACGGCTTGTACCGTATCGACTTCAAAATCGATACGCCCCGCGTTGCAAGTGGGGCTTCTGCCTGCGCTTGCCCTGGTACTCAGTTGGATCATGCCCAGACTAAACTGGAAACGATCTTCCCGGCGTCGTGGACGAAGTCCATGCGTCAGGAGCACTGGGACCGGGTACAGTCGCTCGTTGCGTCTGCTGTTGCTACAGCGGCTCACGACGACCTCGAAGGGTCGTGGTAATTCCACTTCTCTTTGGTCTTCCCCCGTTCTCATCCTGAGGCGGGGGGAATCAACCGAGGTCTAACGACCGCGGTCAACTACAACATGAGGTTTTCCTATGAGTAAGACCGAGAAGAAACAGCACGCTGTCCGCTTTCAGCACCTGGTCACAAGTGTGGCCCGGGCTGTGCGGCGCGACACGCCGGCATCTTTGTTCAACGCGATTGAAAGTGCAGATTATCGCACTTTCTTTAGCCACTTGAGCGAAATCGACTTTGCAGAAATGCTGTCGTCAGGCTCTTTTCGTGACACCTACCTTCTGTGTGAGTTCCTCTCCAAGAATCAGTACATCGATCTTGGGATTGACCGTGCAGGAGTTGCTGTTGCGAAGTTCCTGGATGCTGAAAAGACCTGTTACACCACCAACCGCCTCTTCGGGCGGCACACGGACGCATTGCTATGTTCACAATTTGACGTAGCAACGAGCACCATTCTTTGGAATGCTCGGAAAAATGTGCATCGCGTGTTGCCCTTGGATTTCAGTTGGGACGATGTGATAAGTCTGTGCGACTTCGGGCCAGGAGCAAATGTCGGGGTGACCCGACGAGAAGCCTCCAAGCCTTACAAGATCGGCAATGAAAAGCCGACGGTCACACCAGGCTGCTACTCCCTCGCCAAGACAGCCCTTCGTTATTTCGAGGGCTGGGGGTACCACTATCCGGTGGAGCCCCTTATTGTCGAGGGTGGCCAGATGGTCACTGTCCCTAAGAGTTATAAGAC